CCGTATAAGATCACATATTTTGATCATATAACAGGACAAAGAGTATATTTTATACTCCAACCCCTATTGTAAGACATATTTAGTAGAGGATTATCCTTTTTTAGAAACTATGAAAGAATTATTCTATTCCCTTACCCATATAACGCTTTTGTAAGGGCTCGTAGAGTTTATACACAAAAAGATTTATCAGGTATTATAGCGGACTTATTTTTATAAGAACTTTTAGGAAGCCCCCTTCTATTTAAAGAGAGGTTATACACTCTTCTTTTTTATTCCCCCTATCAATTTGTATAAACTTGACAATATATACAAAATGTTGTATAGTGTTGTCTGGAGGTTTAATGGGCAACGATACAATTAGAAACAAACATAGATGGGAGGTTGCGTGCCAAAACAATAAACTTATTATCCCATATATAGTAAAGTATAGAGACGGAACACTTACAGATGTTGAGTCCGAAGAGTTTATATGCTTCTTTAAAGAGATGTTCTATTCCATAATAAATAAATTGATAAGAAAAGTTGTTGTTCCAAATTATTGTGATAAAGAGGATTTATACCAGATGAGTGTAATTACTCTTTTTTCCTGTGCTAAAAAGTTTGACTTAGAGAATGAAAACGCAAGGTTTATATCTTACTTGCGTAAGGCTCTTAATAATAATCTTTATACATATTTACGGGTATTAACCCACAATTGGAAAGACATAACCCTCAAGGCGGAAGACATTGACGACTTTATTGACGAGTTGTAATATTCCTACATATTGGAGGACTACCTTTTGGATTTACACGAAATTATATTAAATTTCAAGAAGCCTAACACACCAAGTGAACTATACCAGTTTTTGTATCTGATATGTCAAGAGAATATACCTCATACTCCTATATGCCAGACCACCAAACCCCCTGGGATTTGATTTGTAGTGCTTTTTTAATAGAAAAGAAATATTATGGGGATTGGTAACAGAAAGGGAGGTAAAACAAGGTCTGTTGCTAAACTTATTGTTGCGGAAATGTTTTTTATTCCTCAGGTAGAGATAGCCTCTATTGGTGCTATTGAAAAACAGGCTGCTAAGTGTTTTAGGTATGTTAACTCTTTTTTACACACAGGGATGCCCTCACTTATTTCAAAAGAAGTTCGTGCTGAAACAAGGTTGGTAAATGGGTCTACTTATGAGCAGTTAACAGCATCTATGTCAGGAACAAATAGCCCACACCCTCATAAATTAAGGGCTGATGAAGTAGAGTTGATGAAGCCAGAAATACTTGATGAGTTATTTCTTATACCTACATCCGATTCAGTTAGGGGGATACCCGCTAATACCTTACTTATTTCTACAAGGAAATATCATAGTGGAGTAGTTCAGGCTATAATAGAGAGAGAGGATAGCGACTTTAATGTCATCAATTGGTGTTATAAAGAGGTTGCTGAAAGTTGCCCTCTTGAGAGGAGAGGTTCAGGAAAGAAACCTTATGTAATTAAAGACTACCTCTCTACAAATTTAGAGGGTAAATCAAAAGAAACCGAGATAATAGCATATTCTAATTGTGGAAGTTGTCCTTTATTGCCATCCTGCAGAGGTGATTTAGCAAAAAGCAGTGGATATTTGCTTATTGAAGACTTAATATCAGATTTTAAGAAGGTTGACATAAGAACTTGGATATACCAGATGGAGTGCAGGCGAGTAGCAAGTTCATATAGGGTATATCCACAATTTGATGAAAGTGTGCATGTAATGCCAGACCTTAAGTATAATGCCAATCTTCCACTTGATATAGCAGTAGATTTTGGGTATTCCGACCCAACCTGTGTCTTATTCTTTCAGTATGATGAGGATACTGATACTATTTATTGTATTGACCAGATATATCAATCAGGACTTACAACTGAACAACTTGCTTTTAAGTTAAAAAAGAAACTCTCAGAGTATGGGTTAAATATGACAAATGTAAGATACTCAATAGGTGATTCAGCCCAAGCTCAGCAAATAGCGGACTTAAACTCTCAGTGGGGGTTTAACTTTGAACCTACTATTAAAATAAATATAGCAAGTGGGTTAGACAAGGTAAGGCAATACCTTATGTCAATAAGTAATGGGGTTCATCTTTTTATTAGCCCAAATTGCACTAATCTTATTAGAGAACTAAAGAATTACAGGTTTAAAAATAAAGGAGGGAATATGTCAGAACAGCCAGTTACAAAAGATGATCATAGCCCTGATTGCTTAAGATATTATGTTGTATTTATTGATAGCCAAAAGATACCAGATTTAAAGGTTCTTGTATAGGGGGATATATGGAAACCAGCCTTGATGTTTTAGTTAAGGGGATTAGCAAAGTAACTAAAGATACATTTATGGAGGCTATCTCTGTGGGTGTAGAGGTTAGAAATTGGAAGGGGATAGTTTTACATCATAGTTATAAACCAGACTTGCCGATAGTGGGAGTTAATTATGCGGAGGTTTTTAATACATTCCACTATACCGCCTGCAAGTGGGAAAATGGATTAGGATACCAGTTTGTTATAACATATAACCCAAAAGACCTTGCTGAGCCTATAACGATTTACTCCTCTTACAGATGGAAAACCCAGATTAAAGGGGCTCATTGCTTAAATACACTGCATAAAGACTTGTATTTAAACCCAAATGCTTCCTATATTGGTGTGTGTTTAGTTGGGAATTATGATATTTACGAAGTTCCCAAAGAGGTTTATAAGCAGGAGAAAGAGTTTATTGATGCTTTATGCAAAGAGTTTAGTATATCAAAGGAGTTAATATTTGGGCACGATTTCTTTGAAAATAAAACTTGCCCTGGAACAAAGTTTGATGTTGATTTTTTTAAAAGATAGTGGAGGTAATTATGTCCCTGTTTGATATATTTAAAAAGAAGAGTAAAGAGCAACCAACAGGTAATACAGAAATAAATGAGAAGGCGTATGAGGCTTCCATAACCCCTGAGGAAATATCTAAACTCCTTGAAGGCGGGGACATTTCAGACCTAACAACAAGACAACTTACTCAATCTCATAGTTGGGTATATTCTTGTATTAACGCAATAAGTTCTTCTGCCTCAAGAGTCCCATTAAAGGTTATTAAGCGGGAAAATAACTCTTGGGTTATACTTGAAAGAGATAACCCATATGTTCAATTACTTGAAGATATAAACGGGTTTCAGTATCAGCAGGAGTTTATAGAAGGCATTATACAGAGATTATGTAGTAAAGGGGTTTGTTTTGTAGAAATATCAAGAGGGAAAAACAAAAAACCTGTAGCCTTATATATTATTGATATTGACCCCGCTAATGTTGAATTTACTTTAAATAAAACAGGAGATATTATCTCTTATACCTTTAGTCTATCAAGTGGCAATAAAGTTACAATGAAAGCGAGTGATATTTTATACTTTAGGCTTCCACACCCTTACGATGTATATAAAGGGCTTTCCCCGTTACAAGCATTAGAGCAAGGAATACTTGCTGATTACTATGCCCAGCGATATAATAAAGCATTCTTTAAGAATGGGGCAACACTACGGGGGACTTTATCTACAACTAAAGGTTTGTCTAATAGGGCGTGGATTAGGCTTCAAGATATATGGAAAAGTCTTTATAGTGGGATAGAGAACCAGCACAAAGTTCTTATTCTTGAGGAGGGGTTAACATACACACCAATTACTGTATCCCCAAAAGATATGGATTTTGTATCCTTAAGAAAGTTCTCAAGAGAGGAAATACTTGCTGGATATAGGGTATATCCTGTTGTGTTAGGTATAACAGAACAGGTGAGCAATCTAATGCCTCTATACAATTCCAACTTTTTTATGAAGAAACATTAAGTTTTTATCTTGTTAAGATTGCCTCTGTGCTTACTCACTTTTTAAGAAGAGAATCATTAGACACATCAGTAAAGGTTGTATTTGACCTTACACAAGTTCCAGCCTTGAACACTAATTTTGCAGGTATAATTAACTGGGCTACAAAAGCCACAAACTCAGGTATAATGAAGATAAACGATATAAGAGACCTACTCGGTATGAGCAAACTCCCCTGGGGGGACTCTTGGTGGGCTAACTCAGCAATGATTGAACTTGCTAAAGATACTACTGGTGGGGAAACCAATCCTCCTAAGTCAAGTAATATAAGTAGTCTAACACAACCAGAAATTAAGGGATACCCAAAGATTGTTGGATTTAAGAACGAATATATGATAGGTTATAAACTTAACCTATTAGGGGACAACAAATGACAATTTGTATTGAAGGGATAAATAAACTTCGTTTCCCAGTATATACAAGTTGTGCTAAAGATATAAAACAATGGCTTTTGGATATAGAGGACTTGCTTCTTTTATCATTAACAATAAAGAGTCTAATGGGGTTATTTCTCTACTTGACTATAGGTTTTCAATTTATAACTTATCTTTATAATACCAAGAGGAAATCCTTAATACTTTTCTATCTAAAATAAATAGGTATATTGAGGATTACCAAAAAGTTATTTCTCGGCTTCAGGAGGGGAGTCCAATTAAATGTAATACTTCTTTCCTTGAAGACTCATCTCTAACTAAAACAATTAAAAAAGAGTTAGGGACTCGGGTTACTAACATTATAAATTTACTTATCAGTAGTATTGATAGAGAGATAGCCAACTATTCCAATAAGGCAGATATGGCTTCTCTTACTTACAACATTATGTCAATTATTAGTAGTGTTAAATATGAGGAAGAGGCTATTTCAACAACATTAGTTACAAACCTTTTGGGTATTGTAGACTCTACAATTTTTGAGAATATAGACGGGATAGACAGAAAATATGGATATGCGGAGAGGTGCCAGCACGGATAGAGCATTTTGATAATAACTTAAAAATAGTTCCATTAAAAGACCCATTTATACTTTCAGATGGAAGAAGTGTTATGTATCCCTCTGATTTTTATAGCCTTGCAGGTAATACAATATATTGTAAGTGCTTTTTGTTACCAATACTGCAAGGTGCTTCTGTAGAATGTATTGATAAGTATTTATGTGAATTTGAAAGAGTTTCGCAAGAGTTGTAATATTCCTATGAAGGAGGTTAATATGAATTGTAATCATTTTTACTCGCATGCAACTTTGGAGGTTAAAGGGCAGAATAAACCAGAAGAGCGACTAATTGAGGGGTATTTTTCAACAAAGGATACTGATAGGAGTGGAGATATAATACTCCCTACTGCCTTTACAAATACAGTGTCTTCCTTTTTAAAGAACCCTATTCTGTGCTTTAATCACGATTGGAGTCAGGGAATAGGTAAAGTTGAAGAGTTATCAATAGATGAAAATGGTGGAAAGGTTAAGGCAAGAATTGCAACTGGGACGGCTCTATCTGATGAGGTATGGAATCTTATTACACAAGGGGTATATAACGCTTTTTCATTTGCGTTTATTATAAAAGACTCTACTCCAGTTAACCCTAAAGAGCCCTATAGTGGAAGAATAATAACAGACCTTGATTTGTTAGAGGTTAGTGTAGTAACAATCCCTGCTAATGCAAGTGCTTCTTTCTCAATAGCCAAAGGACTAAAGTGGGGGTAGATGTGTTCCCAGTTATTATACCTTCAGCGTCTCCAAAAACTGATACCTATGTTTTGAAGTCCCTTGAAGGGCAAGCAGAAGTTAAAGAAGAAGTTACAGAGGAAATTAAGGAGGAGGATAAAAAGGAGGTTACAGATGAAATTAAGGCTGAGAGTGTAGAGTTAACTCCATCAGCACCCGATAAAGGGGAATTAGAGGAAAAAGGGCAACCCAGTTTAAAGATTTACCTTTATTAGGTGATGATGTGGAATGGTCAAAAGTTAAAGCAAAAGCAATGCTTGCCAAGTGGGCAAGTTCAGATGGTTCAGGAGACAAAGATAAGATTGACTGGAGGAAATACAGTCAAGGGTTCTTCTGGTATGACAGCACAAACCCAGAGAATTTTGGTTCTTATAAACTTCCGTTTTGTTATGTCCAAGATGGAGAACTATATGCTGTTCCAAGAGGTATATATGCCTGTGCAGTAGTTATCAATGGTGGTAGAGGGGGTGTTAATATCCCAGATGAAGACTTGCCTTCAGTTAAAAACCACATTAACAAGTATTATAAAAAAATGGGTAAAGAAAGCCCCTTTGAGAAAGGGATACTCTATCTTCTTGACCTTATTAACAACTATAGCAATAATAAATATTGCAAATCTATTGTTGAAATGGCTAATTTATTTGAAAAATAAGTAGTGAGTTATCCTCCTACTTGTTAGGTGAAATGGATGATAGGGATATAAAATTGGTAGGTAACATAGTTACAAACCTTATGGAGGAAAAAGATGAACGAGAAAAAGATTGAAAAGGCTCACGAGTTAATGGAGTTAATTAAAAGTAAAGTCTCTACTAATACATCTACTGATGATGTGGAGGCTATTGTGAAAGAGTTTTTGATAAGGAAAATGATATACCTGAAAGGAAGGTTAGTATGGATACAAAAAATGTAAGTGTAGA